GCCAACATGCCCGTGCAGAAGCTGCGGATTTTGAAGTGATGGGTACAGACAATGCTGAATTAGCTGACTGGATTTATGCAAACCTGGAATTCGATCAATTGATACTCGAGTTCTATACTCCAGGTGAACCAAACAGTGGATGGATCCACTGCAGCTACACGTCTGATCAACCTAGAAAACAATTTTTGTGGGCATACAAATCAGAAGGTAAAACAAAATACAAACCTGTCATAGGAAAGGCTACAGATCTTGTCTAAATTTATTTTAATGAAAGCATTTGCAAACATCGACACAGTGGTGGGGACATGCTGTCATTGTGAAGAAGAGACTGTGTTGGTTGCAATCGTTACTGATTTTTATAGATGCACAAACTGTGGTGCTGATATTAAACAACATATAAATGGATCAATAAAATATTTAAAATTATCTGAGTCTGATAAACAATTCATAAAAGAAAATGGCCAAACAAAAGTTTAAAAATTTTGTCCCTCGACCAAAGCCTAAGAAAAGAATTAGGATTCATAAAAAACGAAAGAATAAAAGTGAGAAACGAAGTTTTAAAAAATATAACCGACAAGGCCGACGAGCTAAGTAAAAAATATAACAAGACCAAAGACCCACGGATCAGGGACAAATGGTTTAAGCTGGTTCGGAAGACTCCGCTGCCTCGGGAGTATAAGGCTCACAAGTAAATTTGGGGTAAACTCTACCCTTATTTATTTGATCTATTTTTAACATGGACCCATCAAAGAATACCTCAAAAGACTCACCTAGCCCATCTTTAATACAACTGTCGAATGTATCATGAGACTGTTGATAGGAGTGCATTTCCTGGCTGACAGGCAGGCAGTTATTGTGTAGCATAGAACACACGTATAATGTTAAAAAAAATTTCATATCACCCTTGACATTAATTAAGATATTTTATAGGATATCCGAATATACATGGAAAGGATATAACAAATGACTGATTTTAACAAGTATCAAAACATCTCGGTTAAAAAAGAAACATACGCCAAGATAGACAAAATTAGGAAAGTAATTGTACCTGATGATCCCAACGTATCAAGGGCTCAGGTGGTTACGATTCTAGTAAACAAAGAAGCCAAGCGTTTAAATGGCAAAATCAAAGACTAACCAATACAGGAGGAAAGTATGAAATATACATTAGTCAGAAGAGTAACATTCTCACATGCAAATGATTGTGTGAGTGTAGTAAAAGAGGCAGACAGCATGGAGCAAGTGCTTAAGTATAAAGTAGGTGCAGAAATGCTGGAAGAGAAGGGATCTAAGGTTCAATTTGAAATCCTGATCAACATTAACGATGTCTTTACTTACATCAATAGCAAGGATGAGAAGCCGCTGCTATTGACCGACGAAGTGCCAGACACACAGGCATCTTAATGGCGGAACTTAAAGAAGCACACTTTGAAGTTATAGATAAAAACAAAGCTGAGACTCACAACAAGAAAAAAGCTGATGAGTTATATGAAGCCCAAGATATCTACAACAAGAGTAAAGGTTTGCAAAATATTTCCGAGCATGATCTCAGGAAATTTAACACTTTAATGAAATATATTCCATGATGAGTGAAGCTGACATAAAAGAGTATCATGATTTATTGGAGAAGTTAGAGTTATTAAAAAAGAAAGGGACTCCGGTCGATGACCGGGGTCCCGCAGATCTCACAAAACAAATAGAAGTATTAGAATTTAGAAATAAAAAATTACACGCTTACAATGAAAAATTAATTGAAGAAGTAAGATCTCTTCGATCCAAATTATATATAAAGGAGAACTAATGATTAAAGGTGATAGCACAGACTACAATCTACTAGAACAATGGACCAAGGACTTTGATTGTCAGGGGTTTGCTACAGTTGAGATAGGTGTAAGAGAAGGACTCGGATCTAAAATAATAATGGACAATGTAAAAAATAATTACATACACATTGGTATAGATCCATACGGTAATTTAGAATACCAACATTATGATGACTCAGGTAAATATACCTGCGATTACACAGACGCCATGAGAGATCAATTGTTAAAAGACATGGAACCATACAAAGGTAGATTTACTTTATACAACGACACTGACATAAAGTTTATGAATGACCGGGCCCATCAAAATTCTAGGTTTGCATTCGTACACTTCGATGGACCACACATGACTAGAGATGTAATTACCGAAGTTATATGGTTTGTGAATCGTGCAGCGCCTCAGACTCGATACGTATTTGATGACTTTACTCGATATAATATGCAATTGATTAGAGACATGCTAAAGTATTATGACTTCGATATCTTAGAAGAAGGTAAAAACAAAATCTGTTTAGAAAAAAAGATATAATGGCCTACAAAGATCCTAACGACGCGAGACGAGTACAGAAAGATTTTGAATACATGAACACGGAACGTGGATATGTAGGACGAGCAATTGGTGGTAAACTTAAACCTAGTTATAAAACATATGGAGGCCATAAACCTCACGAGTCCATGGATAAAAAAGAATTCTGGAGGCTGTACATGAATCATATTATTAATATGAAGTATAAGTTTCCTGAGTCGGACGGAAGACTTTGTAGATACTGTGAGAAACCTTTTACGTTTAAAACAAGAATGGGTACTAGAGGTAAAGGTTATAATGGACGTAAGGGACAAAACCCAACAAACTTTAGTATTGATCGATATGATCCACGACTAACTTACATGGCATCTAACGTTGTTTTTTGTTGTGTGTCGTGTAATGATAAAAAGAAAAATAGCACTCCGGATGACTGGAGGAATTTTTTAAGAGTAGGGAGAGAATTTATAAATGATTAAAATAAATAAAAAATTTTATTACCCGAGTTCGACTCGAAAAATTATAGACGGTAAAAGACATTACCTGGTAGGAGAGGAGAGGCTGCCATCAGTAACTTCTATTTTATCTGCATGTCAAAGCGAAGAGAAACGAGCATCATTGGAAGCGTGGAAAGCTAGAGTCGGAGAGGCCGAAGCAGAACGGATCAAGGACAACGCAGCATCGAGAGGGACTCTTATGCACTCGATTCTCGAGGGGTATATGCTTGACAAACCTATTGTGAATCTAACGCCTGAAGGACAACAAGCTACGAAGATGGCACAACAAATCGTGGACCAGGGATTGAAAGATAAACTAGAAGAGTTGTGGGCAGCAGAGTGTGTTTTATTTTATCCTGACATGTATGCCGGGGCCTGCGATGGAGTTGGAATCTACGAGGGCAAAGAAGCTATCATAGACTTTAAACAAACTAATAAACCAAAAAGAAAAGAATGGATTGAAGATTATTTCTTGCAGCTAGCAGGATATGCAATTGCACACAATCAAATATATCAGACTAATATCCAGTTTGGAATCATTCTAATGTGTAGCAAAGACTATTACTACCAAGAATTTCGCGTAGAAGGCGAAGAATTCAGACATTATGCGAACGAATGGTGGAAGAAAGTAGCACAATATTACAAGCAGAAAAAAGAATTTCAAGAAGTGGTTGACAGAGCCGGGATGTGATGTTATATAGGATATTATATGAAAGGAATAAATATGATAACATTAGATAAAGTAAAATATTATTTAGGAGACGACTACAATAAATGGTTACCGGAAGTTTTAACTGGTATTTTAAATAATATGGACGACTTGGTAAAAGTCAGAAAAGAAATAAAAGAGGCATGGGAACAACACCTAGAAGCCTCTATATTACCATCAAAATGTGAGGATTGTGAGGGCAAAGGTTATTATACTGACGTTATAAGTTCAGGATTAAGTGATCCCAAAGATCCTTATCATAAGCCACATATTGAGAGATGTGATACATGTAAAGTGTTTAATGATGATGTAGAAGCAAAGGAGTACCATGAAAAAAGAACAATGGGACGGTAAATCTAGGCCGGCCAATGATCTGTACAGGAAAAATTTTAATGAAATATTTGGTAAGAAACCGAGTACAGATTTAAAAGGCACTATAATTTGTAAAGCAAAGAAGTGTAATAATTATTTGTATAAGAATGAAAGCACAAGTTTACCTGGATATTGTTGGGAATGTGGCTAAAATACAACAAAGTGTGGCATAAATGCAACACTTTCCCTCTGGGCTAGGGTAAAAGCCCCTATAGACTTTTTTTGCCAGAAAAAAAATTTTATTTTTGATTTCTAAAATGGTGTTACAATTGCAACAATGGTGTTCAATGTATTATTATTCGCATATACCAACACTTTTAGACCATTTTTTTGTAACAAATCACTGTTACAATGGTGATACAGCTGCTACAATTAGCAAACCCGTACGCGCGCATATGAATGAGAGTTTTGAAAAAAGGCCTCTAGAGAAAAAACCTATAGGTGCTATACATAGATATGCGTAGAAATAAGAAATCCAAATTTAAACACGTAGTCATCGGTTCAAAGAAGTATTATTTTTACCGGATCGAGTGGGTCGATATAACTGGGGATGCGGGGCATGCATCAGTCGAAGAATTTGATAAATTCGAATGCAGCAAAATGATAACACATGCATACATATACAAACGAACTTCCAAATTCGTTTGGACATTTGCATCATATGAAGATAAAGACGTTTCATTTTCTGACCGTAATATATTTCCTGTGGGGTGTATTGTTAAACTAGAAAAGATTACTCTTTGATTTCTTCTACGACTTCGGCGTCGCTATCTATAATTGGTTTGTAAGTTTTTAAAGCTTTTTCTAGCATCTTATCTAACTCCGATTCTTCCATATTATCTAAATCTTTGTGTAGATGTAAATGATTATTATTTTGGAATCCCGCTGCTTTACCTCGAGCAACTTCTGCATTAACTGCAGCACTCCAGGCTTTGTTGCTTCGCGCTTCGTCACGTAGCTGCCCGAGCTCACTGTAGTGAGACTCTTTTGTAACATCATATTTTTTAATTTTTTCTGATTTCAATCTGCCTATGTACTGACTAACTAGAGGGTATAACGTTGGGTTTTGAAGCTTACTTGCAGAGACATAGGCAGAGTTAGGATCATAGCCAGCCTCAATTGCGCACTCCGTGGCAGTCTTCCTACCTTCTTCGGCAACAACTAAATTAGCGAACTTGATTTGTTTGTCTGTAAGTCTCTTTGGTAAACCCATGACTTGCAATATAAAATATTTTTGGTATATGTTCAAGTGATGGTATCAGGAAAGCTATTAAGACAGGTCTTAGATAAATTTTTAAAATCACCAGTAGCGCAGGAAGCGAGAGTACAAGTATGCCTCCCGAATGGAAAATTTTATGACATCAAGGACATAAAATTAATGGAAAATAAAATCCTGGGTGTGCGGGAAACTCACAGACTGGTCATGACTTTGTATACTTCCAAGTGGAATATGGGTGAGGTCGTTAAGAAAATTGATTAGCCAAAGAGCAACACACTTAGCCTGAAAAATGATTAAGGGTGAGACTAAATTTTGGCATGAAATTAAGACGTTCAACATTAAAAATAATTGCAAATTATCATTTACACGCTTGGAAAATAGTGCTGCACATGGCACTCCTGATCTATTGGGGTATAATAATTCTGGTCACTTTTTCACTGTAGAATTAAAGCTAAGTTTGGCTAAAAAAATTCGATTCTCTCCGCATCAAATCGGCTTCCACATGAGACATCCACACAATAGTTTCATCATGCTAAAGGCCCTCGGTCCTTTAGCTATAAAACTTTTTGAGGGAAGGTTTATAGAAGATTTAATTAAAGGGAAGGCAGATCCGTGTGCCACGGGTATGGAGTCAAGCTTAAAATTTTTACAAAACGTTTAGCGTCCTACATATTATAGGACAAAAGTCAACGGACAAAGTGTCGCGGATCGAGAGCAGAGCTTGTGGGCGGGACCCACCCAAAGCGCCTTCGGCGCTTGTACTTGTGACTTGTGACCTGTGGCCTCGGCTTGCGGATTGTGGACCCTGGTGCGTGCTTGCGGGCGGGACCCTCCCTTATTTTTTATTTAAGCTTGAGGGCTGGAGGAATACATCCAGCCCCCGCTTGAGGGTTTCCCAATTTTAGGTGTAGTACAACCCCACAATCGAACACCATTTCTAATGTTGGCCATAAGAAATATTTTTAATTTTTGGATCCCAGCATTTTCTACAGTCGAGACATTGGCCGCCCTGCTGCGGTGCTGGACATGTAGCCTTCTTAGTCACGACAGTCGAAGTATTTGGCCAGCTGCTAATTGGTCCTTGGTTCACCATTGGTGATGATAATCTAATAATTAAATTTTTAGGCTTATCTTTTAAATACTTTTTAATCCAAGCTTCTTTTGTTGGCATCCAGTGCAGCCGCGACGGCGTCAACCTGCATACAGCATAAATTTTTAATAGGTGCTCGAGGTCCTGAACATCCCCCGAATCGTGCCATCTAAACACATCAGGCTTTTTCGAATTGATCAATAGGGCCATGGCCTCGACCCATCGCGGGTGCTTGATGGCCTTTAGTCTCCGATATTGTGCAGCCTGTACAACTTTAAAAACATAACAACCTTTTAAAGCGTAACAATCATTGCAGACGCTGCCCTCGATATTTTGCAGCTTGCCGCCAGTGTTGCATTCTTTGGCGGGTATACCAATGGACCATCCAGGCATCTTGCCTGGCTTGCTAAGGCCTCCAACTAATAACCAGGCCTGGGCTGTGTTTAATTCTTTCATAAGTTTAATATAGGATATTATAGGAATAAATCAAGCGTTTAAAATTTTTTATTTTAGAGGAGCGCATGTGGGCGGGACCCACCCATTAAAGAGAGAAGAGCATGTGGGCGGGTCCCACCCATATAAAAAAATAAAAATTTTTTTCTTTTTAGGGCTTGACACTTATCCTATAATAACCTATAAACAAATCATAACTATAAACGAAAGGAATACAGTTATGAAACCAATACGATCAAATGAACTTGAATTCTTTAAAGAGTTAGTTAAAGACAAGTTTCACGATAAAGAAGAAGCTGTAAGATCAGAAATTCATTTAGAAGCTGATAAACTTGCAGAAAAAAGAAAGGCGTCTTTTCCGAAAGAGTGCGGAGTAGATAAACAACTTAATCAACTACGAAAAGTTAATAAAGAGTATGTTGATTTTATAAGAACGAAAGCGGTTGTTGAACAACGCCTAAAAGATAAAGTAAATGCTGTTGCAGAAGAAATCAGTAGCCGATTAAATAGACTAGCGAAAACTAGAAATTGGCATGATAGCTTTGATAACTTTAATGCTAAAGAAGATGGCGTTGAATACTTTACAAATAAACTTGATGACATGTGCTTTGCAGAAGCAGAAAAGCATATTAAAAAAGGTCATAAGATTTATAATTCTCTAAAAGAAAAAAGAGATAATTGTAAAGTTATTATCCATACAGGAAGCGACATCAACTCTACTGTTAAGACGTTGCAAAAAGAAATGGCAAGTGCAGATATAAGACTTGCTATTCCAGAACAGCTATTACAGATTGCGGTTAAATAATGTTAAAAGCTATTTATTTTTCTTTACACTTTGCCATGATATTTCTTGGTGTAGTGTTGGCAATACACTTTGATTTTTGGATAGGTGTAGCAATAGCCATTACATTTACTCTTAAATGGTTTTTTATGTTTCCGCAACATGAAGGTAGATCAACGCGCCTTGATAAAAGTTTTGAGAGGAATAAACAAATGGAGTTTGATTTTGATAAGTAAATAAATCAAATTGAGGGGGGATAGGAAATGTCCTATGCAAAATGCTAGCACTCCCCCCTCAAAAAAAAATAGAGAAGAGCATGTGGGCGGGGCCCACCCAGGAAAATAAAAAAATTAATTTGGGACAAATCTGAAAAAAAATCACATATACTTATGAGGGCGATCAGGTTCCCGATTAACTGGTCGTCCTCTAGGGTGCGACATTATTATCCTTTAATTTATAGGATAAAAATTGTAAGCTTCATTATTAACTTAACGAAAGGAATACAATGTCACTATTAGTACACTACCAAAACCTAAAGCACTTTGATGCAGATAAAGATCAGTGGTTAGGTGAAAAAGGTCAAAATGCAATTGACCTAAAAAAACAAGCCGACACTTTGGGTTGGTTGATGATGTCAATTGGTGTTTATGAGATCACAGAAAAAACTGTGGAAGAGATGCTCTTCAGAACTAAATTTTTAGATTTCTGTTGGGGTGGCCGATCTTACTTTGTTGGTGATCCGAGTAACACGGATCTTAGACAATTATTCAAAAACCATATTGGTTTAAGAATAGCTGTTACTAACAGAGGTCTTAAAAACATCAGCACGCGACATAAATTTATGGTCGCTCAATTAAATAATATTGAAGAAAGGATAATGAAACAAATAAATAATTAATTCGTTAAGAAATACCCTATGCAGAAATTGCATAGGGTATTATAGGATAGAGAAGAGCATGTGGGCGGGACCCACCCAGGCGCGCTTCGCGCGCTTAGAGGTCCCAATAGGAATTACTTTTATGTTTCACGTGAAACATATTTGTTGATTCTTCTTTGGCCAGTAGGGGTCCCAGACCTACCCTATAGTGTTTGATTTACTCAGTCATTGCTGTATAATACTTTCTACCCATATTGAACTATATGCTAACAGTACAAGATATTAATAAAATTGCAGATCCGATCGAAAGAAAAAAGTTAAAGATTCAGATCATACAACGAGAACAAAGAAAAGAACTTAAGCAAGTTCGAACTAAATTTTTGCCGTTTGTAAAAAAGATGTGGCCTGATTTTATAGAGGGGTCCCATCACACCGAGATAGCAGACAAGTTTAATAAATTAGCAACTGGAGAATTGACCCGTCTAATTATAAACATGCCACCGAGGCATACTAAATCAGAATTTGCATCGTTCTTTCTTCCTGCATGGATGATTGGACAAAATCCAAAATTAAAAATAATTCAAGCAACTCACACAGCAGAGCTCGCTGTAAACTTTGGTCGTAAAACAAAACACTTAATTGATTCACCAGAGTATCAACAAGTTTTTAAAACAAGACTCCAGGAAGATAGTAAAGCAGCAGGACGTTGGAATACATCTGACGGCGGTGAATACTTTGCAGTTGGTGTCCAAGGTGCTGTAACCGGTAGGGGTGCAGACTTATTAATTATAGATGATCCACATTCCGAGCAAGATGTAAATTCACCAAACGCATTTGACAATGCATGGGAATGGTACACATCAGGACCACGACAACGTTTGCAACCAGGCGGAAGAATTGTTTTAGTTATGACACGTTGGTCTACAAAAGACTTAACACAAAAATTATTAAATGCGCAGGTAAACGAAAATGCAGATCAATGGGATGTTGTAGAGTTTCCCGCCATCCTTCCAAACGGCGAACCTGTGTGGCCTGAGTATTGGAAGCTAGATGATTTACAAGCTGTTAAAGCTTCTGCTGGTGTTGCGAAATGGAATGCACAGTATATGCAAAACCCAACATCAGAAGAAGGAGCTCTCATTAAAAGAGAATGGTGGAAGAATTGGGACTCAAAACACATGCCAGTAATTGAACATACTATTCAAAGTTATGATACTGCATTTTTAAAAAAAGAAACTGCAGACTATTCTGCAATTACAACCTGGGGAGTCTTTCGTCCAAACGAGGACAGCGGACCTCAAATAATTTTATTAGACTCATTTAAAGATCGTTTGGAATTTCCTGAGTTGCGTAGAGTTGCACTTGAACAATATAAATATTGGAATCCAGAAACTGTTATCATAGAAGCAAAAGCTTCTGGACTACCGTTGATGTATGAGTTAAGACAGATGGGAATTCCAGCTATGAATTTTACACCTTCTAAAGGTCAAGATAAAATTGCTAGAGTTAATGCAGTCTCTCCTATGTTTGAAGCGGGGCAAGTCTGGGCTCCTTTAGACGAAGAGTTTGCACAAGAGATGGTAGAGGAAGTTGCAGCTTTCCCTTACGGAGATCATGACGATTTAGTTGACTCGATGACCCAAGCTCTGTTAAGATTCAGACAAGGCGGATTAGTACGACATCCTGAAGATTATAAAGACGACGAACAACCCAGACGAAAAAAGAAGTTTTATTGGTAATGACATTTACATTTAAACATCCTAGTAAATATAAGAAAAACCCTACTCTTGTAAAAAACATGAAGTACGTCAAACGAGATCAAATACCACCATTAAGTGGCCCTGATCCTCGAGGCTTGATTAATGAAACAAAACAAGATAAACCTAATCAATTGGAGAATATAAATGGCAGAAATAGACAAAGCTTTAACCGAAATACGAAAAAAGGTTGAAATAGCAGGGCCCGAGGAACAAGTAGAGATTCAAGAAGACATAAAAGAATCTTTACCTGACGGAGGCGAAACAGAAATTACCCCGACCGAAGATGGCGGTGTAGAAATTAATTTTGAACCTGGAGCATTTAATCAAGCACAAAGTGAAAACCACTTTGACAATTTAGCTGAGTTATTACCAGAGGAAGTGTTAGGTCCTTTAGGTTCAGAATTAAATCAAAACTACATGGACTACAAAGAGTCTCGTAAAGAATGGGAACACACTTACATCACAGGTCTAGACTTATTAGGATTTAAATACGAAGACCGAACTGAACCTTTCTCAGGTGCAGCAGGTGCAACGCATCCTGTTCTTGCAGAAGCGGTTACACAATTTCAAGCATTGGCTTACAAAGAATTACTCCCGGCCGACGGACCTGTAAGAACACAGATCTTAGGGGCTCCGTCTGCTGAAAAAGAAATGCAGTCGACTAGAGTAAAAGATTTCATGAACTATCAGTTGATGGATCAAATGAAAGAATACGAACCAGAGTTTGATCAGTTATTATTTTATTTACCATTAGCAGGATCTGCATTTAAAAAAGTTTACTACGATGACTTGTTAGGTAGAGCTGTTTCTAAATTTGTTCCTGCAGAAGATTTAGTTGTACCATACTCGGCAACATCTTTAGAAGATGCAACGGCC